GTTAAACAATTATTAAGCTCCTTTGAATAACACGAAGTTATTAGCAGCTTGAGTTACTAAACATCTTTCAGATAAGAAGTGTACAGACATCGCATCATCAGAAGAAGTATACGCTCCGCCAACTGAACCAGTAATCCAGTTTTTGTATCGTCTATCTTCAGTTTCAGAAGCTCTATATCTTACGTGTAAGAAAGGTCGTCTGATGTTAGATCCTAACATTTGATCGTATACAGTTGAAGTTCCAGCAGGAACAAGTACACCATCAATAGCCTTATCTAAACCTCTAGTAGATGCATCATTTAAATATTTCCAGTCAGTTTTGTAGAAGTCATAAGAACCTCTTCTAAAACCAGAAAATCCAAAGTTTAATGCCATTTCAGCTTCATTATCGAATAAACCATAAGAAGCAGCAGCAGTAGAACCAAATCCACCACCAGCTTGAGCACCAATCATATCATCAAAATCAAGAGCAGTAGATCTTGATAAGAATAACATGTTTTCTTCAATAGCACCTTGCTTATCTAAATTTTTAAGGATTTCATCGAAATCACCTAAAGCACCAGCACCAGGAGCAGCAGCTCCAGCAAAACCAGAGTAAATGTTACCTCTTGCTTCGATAGCAGCGAATAAACCTTCAGTACCTTCAAAACCAGCTGTGCTTAAAGCAGTAGCAGCTCCAGCGGTAGTAACGGCATTTTCACCTTCAACCATCATCATTTCAAGATAATCATCAAATCTTAATCTAGTTTCTGATTCAGCTTTTAGATACCATAAATATCCAGATGTTCCGTCTTCAGTAGCAACTTCAACCCACCCAATTTGAGCAGTATCAGAACCATTGATTTCGTACTTGTCTTTGATTATTACAGGTCTGTTAGAAAACTGAGTAAAAGAAGGCTCAATAGAACCCTCCATTCCAGAAGTACCTTTTTTAAATTCAGAACCGTAAACAAACATATTAACTGCAGTCGTGCCAGTTAAACCAGCAGGAAGAGCATCAGCACCATATATCTGAGCTTCAAACTTAGTATCACTAGTGGTTAAAGCCGTAACTAAAACTTTCATTGTTACTAAACCTGTAGCTTGGTCAGATAAAAGAACTGTTTGACCAACTCTGACAGCAATTTTTGACAAATTACTACCACCTGGACCTGTTCCAGTTAATAATGGCTCAACTGTAATTTTAGCATTAGTTGTACCACTATTAGCAATACTAATGTTAGCAGCTAAGCCTTTGTATGCAACGTGAAGTCTATTTTGTTCAGACCAAATTACTTGATCAGAAGTCATAGGCATTTCAGCGCCAACCATTCTCAAGAAACCAGCTAATGTTCGGTTTCCGTATCTTTCAACCTCTGCTTCATACAATTCCGGTAAGTATTGTTGAGCAAAGTTATTCATGTTTTGTCCAGCACCTGTGCTTTCGCTATTAAAAGAAAGAAAGTTAGATGATAACGTCATTCTTTTTTGAGCAGGAACTATGGACGCGGGAAAACTCCCTCCAGATAAACTCATTTTATTTAGTTTTAAGTTTTATTTTTTTCTTTTTTGTATTTTCAACTTAGAACTATCAACGCCTGAAACTGCTTTAACTTTAAAACCTCCTATAAATATATCTTCATTGTTTTGTGGACGTGAAGCTGTATCTATATTTTTAGATTTATTTACCATTTCTTTTATCCCATCGGTTTTGCCTTGTTCATAAAAGTGTTTGGCTATGTTATCAGAGTTTCTTGCAGCATACATTGCTTTATGATAAGCTTTATGATCATTTATAGAACCATCGTCGTTTAAGAACTTCTTAACGAATGTTTGTAGTTCTGCTTGATCTTTAGCTATTTCTTCAGCATTGTTAACAGCATAATTAAACTTTTTATCTCCTAAGTTAAACTCAAAACCTTTGAAATCCTTAGTGAAATACTCATTTGTCCTGTTAAGGAACTCTTCATGCTGCTTGTCTGCACGTTGCTTGTTCTCGTTGTATCTATTGAAAAAGTCCATTGCTTTCTGTTGTTCTTTAGTAGTACTAGGTCTCAACTTGATCTCTTGGTAATACTTATTTTTTGTTTCTTCCAAAAAGTTTTTGGCTTTTGCAATTTCTTCTTTATACGCTATTTTCTTTTTACGTATATCCCTTTCTTCATCTAGCTCTTCATCATATGAGAAATTATCTTTCATTAAGAATCCTATTTCTTCTTGATCTAGATGGGGTTTAGTGCTTTTATAATATTCGTTTAATAAAGTTTTTTCATCTACAGTGCTATAATCAGTATTTAATCTAACATAGTCATTTATATCTCCACCTGTTTCTTCCATAAACTTAACTAAGTTTTGTAAGTTTTCTGGCACGTTAAAAGATTCAACTTCTTTCTTTGGCTCTTCTGTTTTTACTTCCTCTTGTTTTGTTTCTTCTTTTATTTCCTCTATTACAGGAGACTCTTGCTCAACAGTTTCTTCTACTTTTTCTTCAGTTTTATTTTCTGTTGTTTCTTCTTTTTCTTTAATTAAACTTTCTTTTGGTTTAGATAAATCTACTTTTAAAGTTTCATTATTGCTAACTAATTTTTTAGGCTTCTTTTTAATTTTAAATTCACCTTGTTCTAAAACTCCATCAGGAGCTTCTTTTACTTCTTCTGACATAATATAATATAATAATTAATAATTAAGACAATATACCTTCTGGTATAGAGTCGGTTGATTGTCCACCTGTTTCAAAATTTATAGGCGGTAAGTTTAAGTTTCTTTGGTTTATCATTTCACTTTGTTGACTACCTTCGATTTTTGTTCTTTGGTCTTTTCTATCTTCTATCATTGCTTCTTTTGCAACAAGTCTGTCTATTTCCATCTGCTTCAATTGCTTGTCAAACTGAAATTGCGTTTGCATTTGTTGCATCTTTAATTGTGCTTCTTGTTGTAGTTTGTTAATAGAAAATTCTGATTTACCTTTTTCTATTTGTAAAGTAGTTTCAGCTAATGCTTGTTGTTTTTGCATTTCTGCTAAAGCAGATCTTTCAGAAGCCTCCGCATTTGCATTGGCTTGAGCTTGTATATTAGCTTGTGCAGCTGCTTGATCTTGTTTAGCTTTCTTTTGCCTTGATATTTTTAAAACTTGATTAGCTAATTTTAAGTTTTTAATTTCTCTTATTTCTATAGCGTCTTCTAAGTTAATACTATTAGTTTTTAAAGCTATTTGAATATTGTTTTCTAGCTGAGCTTTTTCTTCTTCATCTGGCACTAATTCTAAATATATACCAAAATCAAAAAGATTTAAGTTATACATGTCTTCTAAAGTTCCTACATTATAAGAACTAATACTAGACTTTAACGCGTCTTTAGTTAAAGGATATTCTAAAGCATCAGATATTCTTAATGCTATATTTTCACATGTAACAGCTGTTATATATAAGCTTGCTTGCACAACGTGTTTTGTTGCTGTGTTTGAATTAGCAGCAGCTAGTTTCTGCAAACCTACTAAAGAGTTAGGATCAGGAGAACTTCCATCTCTAGCCTCGTTTAATCCAGTTACATCTCTCATCATTTGCAAATAATATTGATAAGTTTGAATTAAACTTTGCATTTTACCACCAGATGCAGACGTTTGTAATTCTTGTATTGGAACTTTACCTGGATTTGGTCCACCATCTTGAGTCATTGATCTACCTACAATAGAACCTGTTTGAAAATACATATTTAATGCTTCAGCTGGGTTATAGTTAGTTCCATTACCTAAATCAACCTCTGCCAAACCGTCAACATCTAGGAAAACTCCGTCAGGCACCATACGTGATAATACTTGCTGAAGTTTTAAATGCGTAAGTTGTATCATATCTGCAAAGCCTGTCATTCTACTAACTAAACTCTCAATACGACCTTTATACATTTTAGGTGCACATATAGTGTAATTCATATTAACCTTAACTAAGTTAGATTCAGGTCTTACCATATTTCTAGCAAGTTCCCATCTCAACATTAAGTCATGGCCTAATATTTTAGCTCCTTGATATAGTACTTCTATAGATCTAGCTATTCTATCAAAGTTATCACTTTCTGGAGGATTAAATGTATCTGGTTTTTCTAAAGCTTTTTCTAAACCTGTAGCAGTTTCTTTAATTTTAAATACCTGGTTTTGATATGTTTTATACTCAAAATATAACACAGCTATACTATTACCATCATTTCTTCCATTAAACTGATAATTATAACTTTTGCTACCTGGATACTGCTGTATAGTTTCTAATTCTTCTTCTGTTAAATTAGGAAACTCTTTTTTAATTTCACTTAAACTAATATATTTAACTTCACCTACATACCATATATCTTGAAAATTAGGATCTTGAGTATAAGAATATACTAAATTTGCTGGATCAACATATTCAACTGTTACACCTTCTGATAAGTTAAAATTTGTTTTTACGGCTCCTATACCTAATATAACTAGATCTTCAGCCGTTCTACGTCTGATTAAATCGTACTTATTAAAAGCTAAAGTATTATTAATAGCTTCTTCTTCTGCGATTTCAATTGACTGCTTATATG